CAAGATGCTCGGGAGGAAGGGTCTCGGCGGAGCGGTGGGAGGGACCGGGGTCACCTCCTCGATGCTTCAGGAGGCTGGCGTGATCGCGGCCGGAGTCACCGGGGGCCCGGCACAGCGCGAGGCGTCGATCGAGGCGAAGAGAATTCAGGCCGGACGGGAGATCGCTCCCACGGTCCAGGCGCTCTCGGAGAGCCTCGTCAACCTCTCGCAGACCTTCAACCAGACGCTCGGACCCGCGGTGACCTCGTTCGCTGAAGGCGTGCTGACCGCGACCGATCTGGTGCGCTCGGTGACCGGAGACGCCCCCGAAACCGGGCACGGCGGATGACCTTCATCCGGTCGAGCGCGCGGGCCTGGGTGGAATTCTACTGCCACGGGAAGGCCGGGAACCCCTTCCGGCCTCCGGCGATCATGGACGGAGTCCAGTACTCCAAGAAGCTCGGACAGGCCACCGGCTCTGTCCAGATGCGCTTCCGTGGCGCCAAGGCCGCGGACGTGAACGACGTCGAGGAGGGCGACTGGTACAAGCTCTTCATGGCTCGGGGGCGGAACGTCTGGGAGACCACGGCGGGGAGGGTGACTGGGAAGTCGGTCTCGGTGTCGGGACCTTCGGCGTCGGTGTCGCTGATCATCGAAGGGCTCGACGTGGGAGCGCCCTTCATCGACACCCCGGTCTGGTTCAACGATTTCAGCGCACAGTCGAACCTTGGCGGGCGCGACATGTTCCGCATCCTGAAGGGCGCTCCTGGCGGGTCCCCGAAGGACATGGTCGAGAGGCTCATTGGCGGGATGCTGGGGACCGATGGGCTGTTCGGCGGACACTGGCAACTTCCGGCGAAGCTGTGGGGCGGGATGGGATCCCCGGAAGAGTCCCGCGACTTCCACCTCGCGCGGGTTCGAGGGGACCGGGCATCCACCGAAGACAAGCTCTACATCGACTGGCTGGACCTCTCCCAGATCTCCGGGGACATGCAGGGGGAGATCCTCGCGCCCTCGATGATCGACGCGCAAGGCGGCGGCAACCTCTGGAGCTTCCTCGACACGTACCGGAACCCTCCGCTGAACGAACTCTTCATCGACTACGTGCAGGTGGACGGGGAGGACCCGCGGCCGACCGTGGTCGCGCGCGAGAAGCCATTCGTCAATTTGACGGATGGACGGAGGAGTCCCTGGTACCAGCTGCCTGAGCACGCGATTCCTTCGGCTGAGGTCGAGAGCATCTCGATCCGGCAGGGGATGAACCGGATCAACTTCATCATGGTCTACGGCGAAGTAGTCCCGTTCATGCCGAACGAGCCCTATGCGATCCACAAGCCGAAGTATCACGCGAAGTCGGTGCAGAGGCACGGGCTTCGAAGGCTTGAGGAAAGGACGTCGTTCCTTCACGTCGAGGCGACTCGTGTCGCCGATTCCGAGAGCTGGAGGGACCTAGTCCTCGGGTGGAACGCACTTCAGCACCGCTACTGGTCCGGCTCCATCCACCTGAAGGACGTGCGGCCGGACATCCGGATCGGGACGCGGGTCACGCTCCACGGACGGCCCGGAGGCTGGAAGGGGCTTCCGGAAGACCTGACCTTCTACGTTGAGGGTGTGACGCACTCGGTGATGGAGGGCGAGTCCCCGTCGAGTTCGACCTCGCTGGAGGTGACCCGGGGGTACAACGACACGGACCGCTTCGGAGACGTACGCGAAGCGGTGCTGGAGTGGGAAGTGATCAACTGATGCTGAAAGCACCGAAGATCCTGCCGGACGCGCTTCGGCTCTCAATGCGGAGGGCGGGACCCGGCCCAGCACGCTGGGCGAGAGGCCTCATGCTCCAGGGTGTGGTGCTCAAGGTGCACCGCCCTGGAGAGCGCCCTGAGCGGCAGGACATCAACGAGGACCGGAACCCCGGCATCACGTGTCAGGTACTCATCTACTCGCCGCGGCACCGCTGCTTGCTGGACGACGTGCCGGTGCTCGTACGAAGAGGAGGGATGAACGACTACGAACTGTGGGAGCCCCGGGCTTCGTCGGTCGACATCAGCGGAGGCAGTCTATCGGTTGAGGCACAGGAGGCCGACTCCCCGCAGGTGTCTCGCGCCGAAGAGATGGACGGGGATCACGTTGTGGTCGCCTTCCTCAATGACGATCTGAATCAGCCGGTGATCCTGGGTCAGCTTCCGCACCCGTCTACCAAGCGCCGTCCGGCGAGCGACGCGACGCCCTTCTATCACCGGAGGGACTGGGTTCGCGGATCCTTCAGCGGAGTGACTGAGGACGGGGACTGGGAACTCAACACCACCGAGGCCGGGAAGGGGGCTGTCGACTCGGCGGGCGCCGAACAGGCCGACACGGCTTCGGGCAACGCGGTCCTCCGGCTGAAGCAGCAGGCGAAGCTGACCATCGAGATCGACGGCTCGAACACCGTGATCGAGATCGACGGCTCGCTGGTGAAGATCGTCTCGGACGCCGTGGAGATCAACAACCCCGGCGCCACCCAGAACGTCTGCCGGAAGGGGGATGGGACCCTGGGACACAACCACAGCATCACCATCACGGGCACGGCGGACCTCGTGACCGGGGTGGTCACGGCAACAGGGGTCATCTCCACCGAGACGGACACCATGAACGAAGGTTCGGGTAGTGTGAAGGTAGGTGGTTGATGCCGTCCTTGCCCCCAGCCCTGGCTTCTGTGATCGAGAGTGAACGTCGTGCCCTCACGGGCGACGACTGGTTCACGGATGAGAAGCCCTACGCCATCGAGATCAGAGGCCCGGCTGCGAAGATCCAGGGAGGGAGCGCGGTCTTCGTACTCCCCCTCGGGCCGGAGAGCTACACGCTCGCGGCCACCATGCGCCAGACCGTGGCACCGACGCTGGGGGGTATCGTCGCGGAGGAGCGGGGCATCCTCTGGCGGCAGATCACGATCAACGGCACCTTCGGCCTCGCCCCCAAGCCGGGCCACGACACCTTCACGCTGCCCGCGCCTGAAGGTCCGATGAAGGGCGAGATCCTCTCCGGGCCCGGGTGGTACCTGCGGCTGGAGCGGAATGTCCTCGGCTACTACGGGACGCTGAAGGCCGACGGCGAGGTGGCTGAAGAAGTCACGATGATCTGGCACGACATGAGGCGGGACGACCACTGGATCGTAGTCCCCGAAGACCTCAACACCCAGCGCACGGTGCAGCGGAGGTTCCAGTACCCGTACTCGCTTCGGCTGAAGGCCATCGCGGACGCGGACACCCTGGCTCCGGACCTCACCACCGCTCAGGACGCCTTGGAGTTCGTGAAGCAGGACGCACAGTCCGGCCGGGACGATATCCGCCTCGGGGTGGCCCTCATCCAGGGGGCCATCGACTACGGCAGTCAGGTGCTCGCGGAAGTTCGGGTGTACGCGACCGATGTGGATCGGATGATCGATGACCTGACCGCGGTGGTTTCGGCGGGGACCAGCTTCGTGGACGGAGTCTCTGAGACGGTCTCGATCCCACGGACCTTCCTGCTCTCCACCGCCGAGCTGGTTGAAGCTTCGCTGACCCTCATGGAGGAGGCGCTGGAGCTTCCGATCGACGTGAGGCAGAACTACCAGCGCGCCCTCGATGGGCTTCACAAGATGGCCGCGAACGCCGCTGTCTTCGGGTCGACGTACCAGTCGGAGATCGGCTTCGTGAACGCCAGCGAAGCCGGGATCGCCGGAACCACGACCCTCGCACTCACCGACGCCGAAGCTGGCGGACCCCCAAGCACACTGGCGGACATGGAAGCCGGAGGGAACCAGTCCATCGATCTGGCGCTCCTGAACGCCGGGATCGACTTCGGGAGCCACGCGGCCGGGAGCTACACCGGACTCATCTCCGAGACCGTGACCGACGGTGATACGCTCGAATCGATCGCAGCCGAGCTTCTCGGAGACGCCTCCCTCTGGATCGACTTGGCGCTGGTGAACTCGCTGTCGCCGCCATACATCACTTCGACGGGAGCGCCTGGAACCCTCGCACCGGGCGGGACGATCATGGTCCCGGTCAACGACACGCTGGCGGCTTCGATCGCGAACGCGATTGGCGAGAACCCGGTGGACGTCTTCGGGACGAACATCGAACTGAAGGAGCTTCCGTCCTCGGCGGTCGGCAGGCCGCGGGTGGGCTGGGCGATCGATCACAGCACCAAGAAGGACGTGAAGACGATCAGTGGAGTCCCCAACTTTGCCCAGGCCCTCCAGATGCGTATGTGGACGGAGAAGGGCTCGATCCCAATCGCACCTTCATTCGGCTTGCGAAGGCTGGTAGGATTCGGCATCGCCTCCGCCGACGTCACCTACTTGGCTTTGGCAGCGAGGGAAACCCTGCTCGCGGACAGTCGTACACTCGAAGTGCAGGCTGTCCGCCTTGTGGTCGAAGGGGACATCGTGGATCTGGACGCCGACATCCTGCCCGTGTCCGAGACCGAGGCTCGAACCATGCGAACGGCGCTGACGTAGGAGTAGCGAGATGCCGCAATTCCAGCCGAAGCAGTTCCTGTACTTCCTGCGCCGCATGGCGGAGCGGGTCGTCGCTCGTTCGGCCCTGACCGACCTCGAAGAGGGCGGCGAACTCTTCGAGATGATCGGCGCGGTGGCGCGTGAGCTGGATGACGTGTCGTTCCAAACGATCCAGCTTCAGCGGATCTGGGACATCGACTCGGCCTACGGCGAAGACCTCGACGCACGGGCGCAGGACTTCTTCGGTGCGGAGCTTCTCCGCATCACCGCGAACCCCGCGACCTCGACCGCGGTGTTCAGCCGAAGCGGTGTCACGGGCACGGTCGCCATCCCTGCGGGTCACGTGATCAAGGTGCCTGGGGGCGGGCCGGAGTTCGTGACCACCGCGGTCGGGAGCATCCTCGCGGGCTTCACGGACTCGGCTTCGATCCCGATCTCGGCGGTGATCCCGGGCGACAGCGGGAATGTGGAAGCCAACACCATCACCCAGATGACCTCGCTGGCTGGGGTGGAGACGGTGACCAACCCGACCTCGGGGACGGGCGGGCTCGACGTGGAGAGCGACGACGCGTACCGCGCTCGCCTTCGCGCGTACATCCGTTCCCTGGCGCGAGGGACTCCCGACGCGCTGAAGTTCGCAGCCCTGTCCGGCTCGCTTCCCCTGATCGGAAGAGTCGCAACAGCGGAGGTGGTCGAGGACCCGCTCAACCTCGGGATCACCCGGGTCTACATCGACAACGGCTCGGGCACGATCGCGCAGACCGACACGCTGGGAGCCACTGAGACGATCATCGCCGCGGCGAGTGGAGGCGAGGTCCGCTTCAACGTGGCGAACGTCCCGGTCGTGCCCTCGACAACGTTCCTGCCCTTCCTCAATGGGCTGCCACTCCTGCCCACCGCGTACACGCTCAACACCTCCACCGGTCAGATCACGCTCGACCCGACGCTCTTCCCGACTGGGCTGGCACCGGGCGACGCGGTCACGATCACGGTCTACACGTGGTACACGGGCCTGATCGCGGAGGTGCAGAAGATCATCGACGGGGACCCCGCGGACCGCACCAACTACCCGGGCTACCGCGCGGCCGGGACGCTGGTGTACGTCCTCGCGCCCACCGCACTCTTCATCTCGATCGAAGCCAACATCGTGATCGAGGACGGCTACGACGACGCGGCCGTCCGGACGGCGGTGCAGAACGCCGTGATCCGCTACGTGAACGGACTCGGCATCAACGGTGATCTGATCTTCAACGAACTCATCCATCAGGTGATGGCCGTCCCCGGAGTCTTCGACGTGAGCTTCGTGACGCCTACCTCAACCATCGTGGTCGGTGACGCCGAAGTGATCCGGGTGACCGCGAGCGACGTGGACATCCTATGAACGTGATCCCCAGCAGCAGTGCGGCCCCGTGGCCGGACTTCCCGTTCATGGAGAAGGTCGACTTCGCGGACGGAGACAACGTCGCAGCGCCCCCGGCTGGGATGGCGTGGACGAACTCGGGCGCCCTCGACAGTGGCAACGCCGCCTCTGGCACGTTGTCGCTGGACCACGACGCGTCGAACACGAACATCAGCACCGGGCCCAGGCTGACCGCCACGATGAGCGCGGTCCCTGGGAGAGGCCGCTGTGTCGCTGGCTTCTTCTCCGCGGCGGACCTCGACGGCGGGAACGAAGCGATCGGCGTGGTGCTGGAGACCGCCGCGGGGACGAACACCACCGCCCTGGTGATCCGGCACGACGGCGCGAACTATCAGGTCCAGTGGCTGACCGACGGCGGAAACATCAACACGGCGAACATCGCGGCGGGCGACGTGACCGGAGGCGTGTGGCTGATGCTTTGTGAGCGGCCACAGGCAGGCGTTGGGCTGACGACCTCGGCCCACTACATGCTCGGAGGAACGGCTGCGGTGCTGCCGAAGTGGAAGCAGTGGTCCTCGGTACACACCGCGCTCAACACGGACGGCGGGAACGCCCTCGATGACCAGAAGCTCGGGGTCGTGATCAAGACGGCGAACACCGCCAACACCCTGACAGGCGACGTCGAGGCCCTGTGGATTGGTTCGGAGTAGAAGCATGCAGTACGCGCGACAGCCCTGGAATCGAATCCTCGCCCACGCGGAGATCGTGGTCGCTGGCGTCGCCGTGACCGGCGCGGGCGGGGTGCAGTGCGCCATCAAGCGGAAGTCGGACGGCTTCTTCCTCGCCAACGGAGGCGGGGCATGGGCCGCTGGCTACGCCCAGAACATCATGGCGGAGGTGGACGCCGCGAACATCCCGGGGGTCTACTCTTTCGCTGTCGCAGCGGCGGACCTCGACTTCGGGGAGAAGGAGTACATCATCGAGATCACCTCGCCGGTGGTGGGGGCGATGCCCAACCCCCTGCTGGAGTTCGTGCAGGTTCAGGTCGACCACATCGACGTCCCGAACTTGAACCGCGCGCTTCTGATGACGGACGACATCGGGGAAGTGATCACCCTGACGGAGACCGCGGGTGACGCGACCGGTGTCCGCTTCACCGACGCCGCGCTCAAGCTGGTCCCAGAGGCCGACTCCTTCTCGATGTACGAAGCGATCGTGATGCGTGCTGGAGGCGGCACCCTGACCTTCAGCCGGAAGATCACCGACATCGACGTCGGCGCCGGATGGTTTGAGGTGGAGACCCCCATCGATCCTGGCGGTGTGGGGATCGTGATCGGGGACACGGCAATCCTCGTCCGCACGACCCCCGTGACCACCGAAGAGATCAACGAGGACACGCTCGCCACGAAGCACACGATCGTCAACTCCGAGGTCTCCGAGGAGGGGCCCGGACTGCTCTGCGACGGAGTGGACGCGACCGGCCTGAAGTTTTACGACAGCGTCAGCGTGCCCGCGACCGGACGGTCCGCGGACTTCGTCGGGAGGCTCGGAGTCCTCAGTCAGCCCGCTGCGTGGGCGGCGGGAGGTGTCGTTCCGGCGATCACGATGGTCCGCATCGGGGGCATCGCCAACGACGGCGGTGGCGACCACGTCTTGATCACGAAGCTCGACGGCACGGCGATCGGTGGAGCGGGAATCG